GGCTCGGAGATGTGTATAAGAGACAGGCTCAGGAGACTCTCGAGCAACGGCGCAAGCAGCTCGAGGAGAAGACCCACCTGCTCACCGAGCTGATCGTCAACGGCGCAAAGCGTGGCGCATTGGGCGCAGGCAAGCCCACCGCCTGGTACGCCCCCAACGACAGCTACTTTTCCAACGTGTTCAAGGGTATTGCTCGCCAATATGCGCCTGTCATCAAGCGCGCCGTCACAAGCCCCCGCCCGTTGATCGAGTTCAAGAACGGCGGAAGTATTGAGTTCTGGACGCTGGAAAACCCCATGAGCTGCGGACGTGGCAACTATTACGCCCGCGTGGTCGTTGACGAAGCCGCGCACGCCCGGCACCTGAAAGACGCATGGGAGCAGTCCATCGAATACACCTTAGCCGACCTGAATGGCGACGCATGGTTTATCAGCACGCCCTACGGGCGAAACTACTTCTGGGAGCTGTGGCAGAACGGCAGCCCTGACAACCCCAAGCGCAAGGCGGACTGGGCCAGCTTCACCGCGCCCAGCATGGATAACCCGCACCTGACACCCGGATGGATGGAAGAAAAGCGCAAGACCAGCCCCGAACGGGTCTTTGCCCAAGAGGTGCTAGCCCAATTCCTGCAAGAAGGTGCAGGGGTGTTCAGGCGTGTAACTGATGCCATCACCCCAACGTTGTCAGCCGACCCGCACAGCGCACGCGACACACAGAACGGTGCCACCTACGTTATCGGCGTGGATTGGGGTCGTCATAACGACTTCACAGTGTTTACCACCATCGACGCTCGCGCTGGATCTGTGGTGGCTGTTGACCGCTTCACTGATATTGACTATGCCGTGCAGTTGTCACGCCTGCAAGCCCTGCACCAGAGGTTCCCCAAAGCCCCAATCCTGGCCGAGTCCAACAGCATGGGTGGACCGTTGATCGAGCAGCTCCAACGGATGCGCTTGCCGGTGCAATCCTTCCACACCAGCTCGGCCAGCAAGACACAAGCTGTTGAAGCCCTGGCCCTGGCGTTTGAGAACGGGTCAATTCACCTGCCCAACGTGCCGTGGCTGATCGACGAACTCATGGCATTTGACCAGGAGCGGTTACCTAGCGGGTCCATGCGCTACGCCGCACCCAAGGGTGGGCATGACGATGGCGTGATGTCTCTGGCAATTGGCTGGAGTGGGGTTGAGGCAGCCATCAGCAGCGGTTTTTCATCAGGCTCAAGGAGATCATTCTGAAGCAATGCGTATCACTTCAAATCATGGCCGATCACATCGGCGACGGACCCGCCATGCGCCTCGTTACCCACTTCGGAGGGCTTGACATCCACATCCCCAAGCGTGCCCGTGGTCGTCTTTATGATGACCTTCTGCGCATCATGGGCGAGGGCACCACAGACGAGTTGGTGCGCATCTTCGGCGGCGAGCGCCTGTACATCACCAAAGACGCCAAAGCCGCCAAAGCCGTGCACCAGAAAATCATTGCAGAAAAGCGTGCAGCCGGTGAAAGCTGGCAGCAAGTCGCCAAAAGCTACACATTCACAAGCCGATTCAGCGAACGCTGGGTACGCAAGCTCGGCGGCGCTGACGAGCGGGTTTCACAGCAGGTCAGCCTGTTCGACATCCCCGCGCCGCACCCGCTAGATGCGCTGTCACGCAGGAATTAAATCCAACTGACACCAGCGCATCACACCGGCACAGTGCGCACCCATGGCCACACGCAAAACACCCGCCGCGCAAACGCAAAAATCCAAACTCCTCACCAGCGCAGGCGCACTACCCGCCGAAGCCGGGGGCATGGAAGCCCTGGCAAGCGCGGCCAGTATCGACCGCATGTTGACCCGCTTTGGCTGGCTCGGGGACGCTGACGAAGTGCTATCTCGCGTCGGCGTCAGCCGCGCCAACCTGCGCAGCCTCGAGACGGACGAAGAAATCGCCAGCAACTTAGAGACCCGCCGCTTTGCCGTGATCAACACCCCCTGGCGCTTTGAGCACCCGCAAGCCCGAGCATCACGCTTCTTCAACGATGCGTTCGCGCCCCACATGGACGCACTACTCACCAATCTCTGGTCAGCCGTTCCTTATGGCTATAGCGTCTCCGAACTGGTATACACCGAGCCGCAAGACCCGGCCAACGCCACGCCCGGACGCTATGGCATCTCTATGGTGTTGGACGTGCCTTTCGAGTGGGTGCAAATGCTACCCGCTGGCATCATGGTCTGGCGCGACAACGCCCACGAATGCGACCCGCGCAAATTCTTTGCATGCGTCCAGTCAGGCAGCCTGCGCAAGCCATCAGGCGAGGCGTTGCTCACCAAACTCTACTGGCCCTGGTTCTTTCGCACCCACGGCTGGAAAATGTGGGCTAAACACATGGAGCGCGTCGCTATCCCGTTCCTCTACGGCAAGACCGACGGCGACAAAACAGCCGCCATTACAGCCCTTGGCAATGCCGTGCAAGATGCGGTGCTGGTCAGTGGCACCAAAGACGAGATCACAGCCCTCAACATGGGCACCGGCAGCAATACCCTTTTCCCAGACTTTGAGACAGCAGTCACCCGCCGCATCAAAATGTCTATTTTGGGCCAAACCCTCACCAGTGGCACCGACGGCGGCAGCGGCAACCGGGCGCTAGGCAACGTGCACAACGAAGTGCGCCTGGAGAAAAAGCAAGCCGATACCAAGATGATCACCCAGACTGTGCAGCGCATGGCTGGCGCACTGGCAGCACTCAACGGCATGACCGCTCCAACCTTCATAATGGAAGACGGCAGCGGACTGGAGATCGAACGCGCCAACCGGGACAAGATTCTGGTCGACGCAGGTATGGTCAAATTCACCCCGGACTACATCAAAGACAAGTACGACCTGTTGGATACCGACTTCACCGTGCCCGAGTCAACCCCGGCGAATAACCCCGGCCAATTACAGCAAACCCCGGCGAATCCTGAAAACATAGCACCGGCAGCTATGAATGCTGTAGCCCCATTCAAATTCGTTGACGGCCAGCACGACCACCGACCCCGATTCACCGCAGGGCAGCAAGCCATCGAGGATCAGATCGACAACACCCTGGCCAACTTCATCAGCCCGATCACCCACAAAGCCATAGCATCGGCCATTGCTGGCGCCGCCAGCCCAGAAGACTTGATTGAGCGCCTGGGCGTTGCCATGCAAGACAGCACAGATGCGCAGTTCAGGCAAACACTGGAGCGTGCGCTTTTCGCTGCGGATCTGATGGGCTACATGCAGGCGCAAAAGCAGCAGGCGTAAAGCCATGCCAGTTACTATTGATTTTGATGCACCGTTTGATGTGCAAATTGCCCAGGCACGCGCGCAAGGGGTCAAGCTGTCAGACGTGTATTACGCCTTGCCTGCCGAAAAGCGGGCGCAGGCATTCACCGTGTCCGGCCTAGCCAAGCTCGATCAAGTGCAGCGCGTAGCCGACGAGCTGGCCAAATCGCAAGCCGCTGGCAACACCATGGCCGAATTCCAGAAGTGGGCCAAAACGCAAGACTGGCAGCTACCCAAGCACCACCTCGAAACGATCTACCGCAACGCCGCTCAGACTGCCTATCAGGCTGGGCACTGGCGCGACTTCGAGGAAAACGCCAAGGACCGGCCTTATCTGATGTACGACGCGATTAACGACTCACGCGTCAGGCCTGCGCACCTCGCCATGGACGGCATCATCAAGCCGGTTGGCGATACGTTCTGGAACACGCGCGCATGCCCAAACGTTCACCGCTGCCGCTGCACCCTTCGCAGCCTCTCGCACGCGCAAGCCATGGCAAAAGGCGGGGTAACACAAAATGTGCCAGCCGAGGGCAGGGCGGATGATGGGTGGGGGCATAAGCCGATAGATGGCTTCAAGGGCCTGCTCAACAGCATTGAAAGCCGACTTAACAAATGCCGCGTCAATCTGAGCGCCACGTTTGCCAAGGCACGCGACAATGCGCCAATGTGGTGTAAAGATGGCCCGATTCGAGATCAACTGCTGATGCAAAAGGCATGGGCTGAGCGCGGTGG